GTTGGGCACCCTGAACGGCGGGGTGACCGCAACCACGGGGATCTTGCACAAGGGGCCATACGTTGAGCTGGCCGATTGCGCGAAGGCCGCCGAAGCCAACCCCACCGTGGCGCCGAGTTGGATGGTGGCCAACGGCGTGTTGCAGTACGACAAGAATGCGCACGTTGCGGAAGTGGCTGTCGACAGCCTGTGGACTCTGCCGAAGTTTGATCCGCCAGTCGCGCCGGCGGAGGTACCGATTGGGTGCGTCACTTACTCGAACATGGTTCGTGAAGATGCACCAACTGTGTTGCGTGCGGTCGATGGCAAGTTTGGCGAGTGGCCAGTGATTGCAGGGTTCACTTCACCGGAGGTGCCGTGGACTCTCCGTTGCGCGAGAGACGCCATCGTCCACACGCGGACGAAGGGTTACGCGGTCCGCACGGCGCAGGCCCTCGCCAACGAAGCCGGGGACATCTGGTTCCCGGCCGAGCCGGAGGAGAAGCTGTTGACGGCACTGCATGGGATGCTGGTGGATGCTGATGTGCCGCGACGCGTATGCTGGCCCAACCTCTCGGCGGCGCAGGCCAACATAAAACGGCTGGTGAACGTCTCCACGACGCAGGCGTCGCAACGGGCGAGCCAGGAGAAGAAGACGTCGTACCAGCCGCCGCCCTTCAACCAGGCCGCGGCGTCCATGTTCGGGGACCTCAAAAACCTGTCCAAGGCGAATCGGGTGTACTCGGCGCTGGAGGAGTGCCTGGCCTCAGCAGGCTGGCACGACGAGGGCAGTGCCTTGACTCTGACCACTTTGGCAGCCTTCTGCTTCCGCCTGGCGCGACGCGCCCCCACAAGGCGGCTGTTCATCGGACTTGTTGACGTCGGTTCCGGCTTCGCGACCTTGGTTGATGGTCGCGCTTGTTGGGGCTCACCCGGTAATGATGACATGCGCGACTCTCTCTCGGCTCCAGTGAGCACGGCGTGGCGTGACATTCCGTCGTTGAACAAGGAATTGGCAGTTGAGGTCGCCGAGACTGAATTGCCGACTCCCGCCGTGCCACCGGATCCGGGGGCCCCGCGTCTGGGGCAGTGGCGGGGGCGCTTTCTGGCCGCACACGGGCGAGGCAGGCTGGTCCGACTTGCCAATATTCTGCGGTCGTTTGAAGACGACGAAGCCGCGGCCGTGGAGATGGCGTCTCGTTACGTCGCGGCTACTGGCGACCTCACTCCTTGTGAGTGGGTCAGGCGGCGGATTGCGCTGGCCCCCAGAGGCTGCGGGGACGGGTTTTGCTGGTGCGACACGCCGGTCCCCGACGCGGTGGACCACTCGCGCAGCGTCGGCCCCGGTCCCCAGTTCCCTGAGCCGGCACCCTGCATGAGGAACGGGGACACCTGCGGCAATGGCTGGATCAGCAACGCCTTATGGCGCGGGTACCGTGACGGCGTGGGCTTAGATGAACTGGCGCTCCTGCCGGGAGCCGCGCGTGTGGAGACCTTTCAAGCCGTCTGCACCGAAATCGTCCTGGACCTCGACGGCTCGGAGGACTACCCCGAGCCTCAGGAAAACATGCAGCTAGGGGGCGTGCCGGTGAGCTGCACGCGCAAGATGGCCCTAGCCGCCATTGGCCCCGCGCTCCCGCAGCGTTGGGTGCCGACCTGCAACGGGCCTCCGCAGGCCCATTGCGGTTTCTTGCTGTGGGTTGCGGGGTTGTCGCCGCACGTGCGTGAGGAGCTCGAACGTTATGGTCTCCACAACGCCACCATGCTGGACTGGAAACGGTGGGCGAAGGAAGTTGGTCCGGTGGTGCGGCGGTCTGCGATGGTCGGTAGGCTGAAGGGCCACGAATGGCTGCAGCTCCGCAAGGTGGCCAACGTGGTAGCGCGTAGGGTGACGCGCGCCGACTGGACGGAGGAGCGGCTGAAGAGGACGACCCGGCCTGTTATCAAGACCGCGCTGGTCGGGGACTTTTCAGAACTTTGGAAGACGAAGTTCCAGCAAGTCGCGGCGTGGCAGGTTGCTCAGGTGATGGGGCGCTCCGACATGCGCACCCTGCCCGAAGAATGGGCCATGCGTACCGTCGTGGGCACAGCTGGGGCCAGCTCGTCGACGAAGCTCGTCAAGGCTCTCGGGCGTGCGTCAGCCCACATGGAACAGGTCGACCGGCCCTCCAAGAAGGCGGCGGTGACGGCCTTCAAATCGGGGTGGCTCTGGACTGGCGCAGAGAGCATTGCCTATAACATCACCCGAGGCAGCACCAAGATAGAACCTGCCGACAAGGCCCGCGCGCTGTTCAGTTCTGGTGACTGGACGGCCTTTGTCGCCGGCTACGCCCTCCGGGGCTTCGAAGGCGGCGCCAATTACGGGGGCATGGCGGCGTCCCAGCGCCCGGAGGTCATTGGCCGTTGGCTGGAAGCGGTCGCGAACGTCGGCCATGGCGTCCAAGTCTCGGCTGACCTCGATGACCAGAATTGGCAGCACGAATTGTGGGAGCTGGCAACGATGTGGCGCTGTCGGGGTGACGCGTTCAGCAACTACGGTTCCGGCGCCGCCCAATGGAAGGCTTGGGCTTGCTGGGTCATAGCCAAGAGCTTTGAGCGCTGCGTCGCGGTCTCCGACGAGGGGCTGTACCGCGTGTACATCGGGCTGTTCAGTGGGCACCGCGGCACCACGCAAGACAACACGGCCGACCACGAGGTTGACAGGACGGTATGCAACGAGCAGGCCATGTGCGTCGGTGGAGGTGGTCTCCAGTACGGCGTCACCGAATCAGGTGACGACGAATGGCTGTGGCAGTCAGAGTGGAGGCACGCCGTTGCATACCTCGGATGCTCGAAGATGTGTGGTGTCCGGATGAACGCCAAGAAGCAGCTCGTTGGCCAGCACCATGGTGAGTATCTGCAGAGGAGTATAAGTGGTGACGCGCCCCCGCGCCAAAGCTTGGCCGCAGTCCTGGCCACGCTGACTACAGGCAATTGGTACCAGCCCTCGGGCACGTGGCTCAACTCAATTGTCGATGCCGAGTGCGCAAACTGGGTTGAAGCCTGCGTGCGCGGCCTGCCGCGGTCGGTCGCGGCCAGAATGTGCTCCATGTTGTTGGACCAAGTGTTTGTCACACGGCATCCAGAGCGCAAACGACTGGAGTGGAGGCGCTACATACGCAGGTACCCAAATGGTGCTGTGTTGTTCGCTGACGTGGAAGGAATGGGCGCCAATGTGATCCCGGACCCAGTCGTGCGGCTCAAGTCTGAGGCGCAGTGGGATACACAGGGGTTTTCTGATTATGTCCGAACGCCCCAACACCAATGGATTTGCCGCGCCCTCAAGAAGGATTGGTTGATTCAGCAGCTGGAAGATGGCATCAAGGTCGATGCCATGGGTTCCACCCGCCGGCGATGGGAGCGGGACCGCATTGGTGAGGCCGTGGCGGAAAGGTGGCCTGAGTGGTCGGGCTACGTTGAGATCCCGGCGGGGCTGACGCCGCTTAGTCCTGCGCCCGGGTTGGCAGACACAGTCGCGGCCTGGTACAGAGCAAAGGGTGCAGGTCGTGTAGTGACGGAGGAAGACAACCTTGGGGCAATGGGTCTCGGCGGACGTGAAGTTCAACTGCTCGGCGGTTATGAATCGCTGTTGAGGACGGCTCCACCGGAGATCCTCTGTCGAGTGCGGCCGCTGCAGCGGGCACCGGAGCTGGTGGACCGCGTTGCGATGGACGGCGGTGTGCTGGCGGCGCTTCGTCTGCATTCGGTCCATGCTCCTGAGTGCGGTCTGGAGATGCGGCCACGCGGTCAGAGAAGAATTGTCGTCGTCGCGGCGCCCCACGGTGCGGGCATCAGCCGTCTGGCAAGGCGGTTTGCGCAGCGTCATGTGATGCGTTATGACCGGCTGGCAAG